GAGGTAATACAGAATCATTTTCAGCTTTGTATCAAACTGGATGGATTATGCCTAATAATCTTAATAAAAATGCAATAATTAGGCGTGTTAACCTTGATTATTTAAGTGAAAGTGCTATTACACTTAAAATATTTAGGGATGATGATTTATCTACGCCATTCGCCACTAAGACCTTTCCTGCGTCAGCCACTTCGACACACGGAAGTATTAGGTTAGGTACAAGGATTCAGTATTTTCTAATAGCGATTGAGACATCTCAATCTGCTAATGAGAATGTTCGTATAGAAAGAATTGAAGTAGAGGTAGATACATAATGGCTAATTCAACAGTTTATCATCTTGGTGGTGCTGATTCAGAGTCTTTTACTACTATACGAAGAACTGGTTGGCTACCTCTTACTGATATGTCACGCAATACAACCATTCGAAGACTGAACGCACGTTATCGCAGTCCTGAATCAGTTACTGCCAAAATTTATGCGAATGGAGATAGCTCCACGCACATCTGGACAAAGACGTTGCCCAGTAACATAACAACTGCTGGTGGAGAGTTAAATCCAGCAGTAGAAAAATATAAGAGCCTTTCAGTGGGAAGAAGGGCTAATAGTATAATGGTAGAAATCTCAACTTCTGCCTCAACCAATACGAGCACAATAGAGATCGGAAAGTTGGAGGTAGAAGTAGATGGCTAAAAAGAAGTTTGGAACTGAACGCAAGATTCAAGCTGACCTTGATGGTAAACAAAGTATGATTGAGTTTACTGATCAAGTGATCAATGCTGATGATATGGGTCTTGGTGACTTTAGGTTTACAAGTTTGAGCAAATTTCAAATAGATGCAAACAACCCATTACAAGACGAAGGTCGTTTGTATGTCAGAGATAGAGATGGAGTATTATATTATTTAACAGCAACTAAAGTAGGATAATATGGCAATAGGAAAGATTTTAACAGGGGCAGGTGGTCTAGTATCACCATTTATGGACGCATTTGGAATAGGCGACAGTGGTGAAGATGCTTATGAAAGATTTTTAAGACAAAGAGGTATATCAAAAGCTGATATACGCAGTGATTTAAGCGACCAAGCAGGCA